GGCATTTTCATCAATAAATCAGCCATATTATTTTAAATTAGTTTTTCTTTGTTTATTATCATAAATATATCCAAATGGAAAATATTTTTATTGACTTTCTGAAATTAAATCTTTATCATTATATTCCAGTCTAGTTTATTTAATTCTAGTTAATTTAACTAGTTTTTTTAATTATTTATTTAATACTAGTTCTTAATAACTAGTTAATATTCTTTTTTTATTCCTCCTGCGGTTGAATAAGTTTTAACAATATTGTCCGGTTTGTCTTTAAAGTGTTTTTTCATAACCTCTACATTTCGGATGTCATCATCAGAAAACCCAATTGTCGGTTTTGTAGGAACAAAATTATTACTTACCTCTTTTTTTAAATACACTTTTTTATCTAAATCATAGGCCATTTCTTTAATGTATTCCACAAATTTCTCCATCGCACGAACTTTCGCCTCTTCAGGATTTGCAGCACCTTCCGGGTCATTATAAGAAACTGGATGGTATCTATTCATATTTAGATAAGTTTTAATTAATTCATCATCACTCATGTCTTCATCATCATTAATATCTCGATACTTTCTTAAGTTTTTAACTAACTCATCTTTATCAATACCATTAAACCCTGATATGATATAATTATATACCGCCTCTTTTAATGTATTAGGATTATGACCTCTTGCGGTTATAATAGAAAATATTGAACCATTGTTAATTGCCTCTCTAAAATCATCAAATGCAGGTCCTAATTTGGCTCTCATTGCGTCAATTAAAAAATCTTTATCACCTGGTGTTTGGAAATTTTTAAATGGTTCGTCACTATATCCTACAATAGTTTCACCTTTATAGTTAAATGGTTCATCACCTATTTGATGTCTATACTCAGCAAAATCATCAGTACTCATACCTATCTCATCACCATCTTCATTCTTAAGGATAATCTTAGTTGGCATATGAACAACATTATCATCCCAATCGAAAGCATAATACTTCATATCGGGTGTCCCCATTTCATCTATCCCTTCATTTAATCTAATCTTTTTCATAATTGGCTAAAAAGTGGGGACGTATCCCCACTTATGGTTTTTATTAAATATTCTCGAACGAAGCTCCTGTTGGAGTAATAAAGAATTCAATATCAATAAATTCTAACGCTTTCGTCGGTTTCAAGTAAATTTTACCTGTTAATGTATTTCTATCTAAATCCTCAGGAGATGATGAAACTGTTACACGGAAATCGTATAAACCTCGGTCTCTTCTGATTGAATCTAATATAGGGTTAACACTATCTAAGAATTGTTGTCTAACAACTTGGTCGTTTTGTTCAAACAATAATCTTACCGCTACTGCTGATATTAACTTACGAGCTTGAAGTAATAATCTTCTTACATTCAATCTGTTAAGTGCTGTGTCAGCAACTTGTAATGTTTTATTACCCCAAATAACCGTACCAACATCTGAGAAAGTTGCGATAGGGTTAATTCTACCTTGGTATAATGTATCTCTATCTTCTTGAGTCAATTTAACTCTTGCTTTAACTGAGTTTACAAGACCTCTTGTGTAACCCGCTGATGCGAACCATGGGAAAGCAATGTTGTCTGTTAATGCTAAGTTTCTACAAACTTCACCTGTTGCAGGTAAATAAATTTGTGTATTATTAACAGTATCTCTTGTTAAAATCCAAGGATAGTAAGTTGCAGTATAATTAGAGTCAATTCCAGTATTATCTAAGTTATCAACCGCCTCTTGAGAATAGATAACATCTTGTGGATTTGTTGAATCCGGTGTGTACATTCTATAATCAGGAGTTGTTGTAATATAAACAGAATCCGCTCTTTGGAATTGAACCATATCAATTGTTTCTTCAACTAAGTTTGAGTTATTAACATAATCAATACTTGCTGTTGCTAATACATTAATATTAGTAGCTTCAGGATTCGCAAATGTTAATATACCAAGTAAGTAAGCGTAATAGTCAGTGTTTGCAAAATCTTGAGTATTATTTTCAACTACAATACGTTTGAATAAACCTTCACCTGTTGCATTTGGATATCTTGTTGATACCGATGCTCCTGCTAAAAATCCTGATTGACCTAATTGGAATCTATCTTCATTTGTACGATATTCTCTATAAATGTCCCATCCATCAAATCCACCAGCAAAACATAAAGTATATTTTCTTGAGTAAATGAAATAGTATGGATTTTCTTGAGTTTCAGGGTCTGTTCTAAACTCAGCTACACCACATTCAAAAGCAGTTTGACCACTTGTGTCATAACTATTTGAAATTGTTACAACTGTCGCTCCGGAGTCCATGTGAAAACCTTTACTTACATAATTCCAAGCAGCGCCTTCAACAGGTGTTATTGAGTTCACCCAAGACGCTGGATTTTGTCTTCCTTTATATGATAAGAATGATTCGTCAATACCATATTGTGTTGAGAAACCTAAATAAGTTCTTCTAACAATATCACCAGGTGATTCAACTAAATTTGAACTACCTGTTGGGGTTCCAAATGGAGGGTTAGCGATTGTCTCACCAGGGAAAAAATATTTTGTTTTAAATACAGGGTATGGTGATGGGTTAGTCACTGATTCATATTCTCTTTGAGTATAACCTTCAAAACCACATGGTATTGCATCAATTGGTGCCTCATCAGCCAACTCAATCATTACATATTTTGATAATAATGCGTATTCACCATTAGTTGAACCTAATTTTTTAGCAACGAAGTTATTAGAATTAGGGTCCATATTACAATTAGTAAATTTCTCAATAACAATAGGGTTTGAATCCGTGTCAAAGAAATTTCTAACTAAAACATCAAATGTCATATTGTTAAATGATAAATTTGCGATAGACACTTTAACTTCAGTGTTTGCAGTACCCCCATCAGAGATTGAAACAAATTTAAATAATTTATAAACTTTATTACCTCTTAATTCTGACACCAAATAAGGTGTACTAGGTGATTGATATCTTTCAACACTATAAGCAATTGAATTTGATTGTTCACTTCTAGCTTCAGGTAATGCAACTAATTGAGGGTTAATACCTTTAATATAACCTTGATTGAAAGCATATGCCAATGAACTTGGATAAATTTCTTCAACAAATAAAGGAACCTCATTTCTTGATTTTCCAAAATTATCAACACCTAACACTTTTGTAATAAACTTAGATGAAGTTGCCGATAAATTAGTTTCGAACGTAAAAATGTCTCCATCTTTTGTTACACCTGATAAACCAAATGATGCAAAAGGATTTTTATCCGTATCCACATATTGTTCGTTTGTTAATAACGTAACATTATTTTCATTATTTACTTCATATATTTGTCCATGATTATCACTTGTCGAACTATTAGTATATAATGAAATACCTCTTGAACGAAGTGTTGCTACAACCATATTGTTAAATTCAGTATAAGCAGTACCAATAAATGTATAGTAATCACCCGAAATTGTTCCTGAGAAAGTTTGTGAGTCACCTGTTCCTGTAACTGATAAAGCACTTATATTATAATCAAATGAGTATCCTGTATAAGCATTACCTGTATAATTATTAAAGTTAGCATAAAACCATGAGTCATTTTCAGATGCCGATAAATCGTTAGTTGCTAAGTTATTCGTATCTGAACCAAATTCATTTACAACTGTTGTGTAATTATTCGTAATATTATAATAATCTGTTTCAGGAATTGCTCCATAAATAAATGCTGTTGTAGCAGTTAAAGTATTATTATCAACTGCATTATAAATATTTGCAGTAAAATCAGTGTCAAATGTAGATACGCTACCATCAGATAATCTATATTGTGTGTTTAAGTTAGTCTGAACCGCAGATGGGAATGAACCACTAATAAAATTAACGGTACCCGCACTCGTTGCACATGTAAAAGATACAGACCAAGCAGTTGCTCCGGTTGGACTTTGTGTAATTGTTGTTGGGTCAACATTTGCAGTAACTCTAATACTCCAAGATGGACCAGCATCATATCCTGACAATCCTAAGATTCTTGTCACGAACAACTGATTCGATTGTTGTAAGTAAGATTTAGCTATGTATGCCGCCTCATATTTAGGGATTTGTGTGTTAACAAATTTAGTTGGTTCTGTTCCTCCGAAAAAGGCTTGGAACTCATCGTAGTTTGTTATGAATACCGGTTCAAATGCAGGACCTCTTAAAGTCTCACCAACTAAACCTAGGGTAGTAACACCCACACTTTGTGCTACGAATGATAAGTCAGTTTCAGAAGTGTATACCCCCGGTGAAACGAAAACTTTTTGATTTGCTTGTGCTGTTGCCATTATCTAATTATTCTATTGCAGATTTATTTTATAGATAAATATTCAATAAAATATCAAAAAACTTTACTTTTAGATATGTATTTGTAAAGAGTATGAATTAATTCTACCTTTTTTCTACCTATGAAACAGACAAAAGAAATCAAGAATATTAAAATTGACCCCGCCGTACACGACATACTGAAAAAGTACTGTGAAAAGCGAGGATTAAAAATTTATAAGTTTTTGGAAAAATTAATCGTAGAAACCTGTAAAGAGAAGAAAGATATCTACGGTGAGAATTAAACTAATAAGTTTTCAAACTGAATTGTTGACTCTAAACTATCATTAGTTTTAATAACATCAATACGTAAAATATCATTAGTGGTTATTTGAATATTTTGAACATCCGTCCCAAAATAATCTCCATTAATATAGACATCATATGAATCTACGTTAATCCAATTTGAAAAAGAAAGATTTGCAGTATACGCAACTACATCACTTAAACTATCATTACCTACAATAAATAAATAATTCTCTAAAAACTCATTTGGATTTTTTGGGAATTTTTCTCTTTTAGTATTGCCTGTTCCTGTTAATTCCATAAGTTGGGTCACTCTTGCAATTGCAGGCTTAACCTGAAATTCTTCTTCATCAATCAAATAACCTAACATGGTAAAATCATATGATTGAACATAATACTTCCTTGACTCCAAACTCATTTGAGATTCATCGGAAACATTATTCATAATAATTGGAACGTATTGACCCTTGATAAATGTATATGCCTGTCTTGATGAAAACTTCTGCATAATTATTTTATTCAACTGATTAAGTTCTCTCATTCGATTACAAATTATCTTAACACTATAATTGATATCCACGGGAACCGGTTGAGGTATTGTGTAGATATCCATTCCTTGTTCGTTTCCATTCCAAGTTGGAACAGATGCATAATAGAATTGTTTTCTATCCGGGATTGTGTATTGTAATGATGGATTGGTACCAAACTTAACTTCAGGACTTCTAACTACCGTGATAAAGGGCGGGGATGGGTTATAATCTAAATCCACAAATAAGGCAGTCTCAACGTATTGAGTCCAGTTTTGAGTTGTGATTATAATATCCACCATTGGAACTATTTTCCCTGCGGTGACAACCTCTAAATCAGTTTTAACAAAATCTAACATTCCTCTATCTAAATCGGCGTGTAGTACTGATTTAGGAAGATATGTTCCGTCTTTATTAATATATTCCAATAGTTGTTCCCTACGAGCAGACAATGTCTTCTGTGGTACTAATGGTAATGTTGGTATAACTTTCTTTGGTAATGGCATTTTATTTCTTAACTACAAATAATTTATTTTGTGAATTTATCATATCAACTTCAGTTGCACTATAAATTGGTTCTCCACTTGATTTATAAACAAATGAATCATACTTGTATGGATTATAGGTAACAATCATATCTGATGATGGTGTTGGTATGTCATCACAAGGGTATTCACAAAAATCCATTAAATCCCCAATAACAAACGCATGGACATTTTTTGATTTTTCCGAACGAACTCTGTCTTTCCCACCTTTTCTAACTCTAAACTCAACATCCCCTAATTTAACATAATCCGCATGCATTATGACTTTAGATTTATATGTTACCGAAAAAGTATGTTTGTGAAGGTTATAATAAACCATAACTCTTTTTCCAATATGACTTTCTTCTGAGTTATCGTGTCCACATTTATGACAAATATAAGGGTCGTCACCACCATCAGCTAAATCCCATGACCAACCACACTCGTCACAAATTACTTTATCTTTTGTGACAATTTCAAATATTCTTCTTAATTGAGATTCTTTAACTAATACTTTCATTATTAATAATGTGTTGATACCGATTTAACCGGTAATTTAAAATTATCTTGAACCCATTTTTTCATAGGTTCAACCCAATGGTCATCAAACATAGTGTCTAAATGTTCACCATATTTGCCCATAACTTCTAAAATAGGTGCTTGTTTTCTAAACGATTTAGTTGATGGATTATTTTCATAATAATCCACATCAAAATAATAAAAAACTATGTCAGTATCATCTTCCCCATTCCATTCTCCTTTAAAGAACATTAAAAAGTTTTCATCATCCTTATCTATATCCTCATAACCATCTTCGTCAGAACCAGTCCCATAGACCCAATCCATTTCACTTGGGTTTAGATAACTATCAATGTACTGATAGATGGCATTAAATAATTTACTCTCTGTTATTATGTATTCCATTAATCAGCTACAATTGTTTTAACGGGTAATTCAAATTTATTTTCAAACCATTTTTTAAAAGGTCCTTTCCAATATTCACCAAACATTGTTTCTAACGTTCCATAATCATTAACAATTAAAATTGGTGTTTGATTTATAAAAGATTGTCTTGAAGGTTCATCTGAATAATATTCCTTTACAATATAAATAAATAACATCCCATTTTCATCATAATCACCATCATATTCAGTCTTAAAAAACTCCGTAATATATGGATTTTCTTTGTCATCATGTTCATCATCATTCCAAGTTGTTGGATTAAAATAATCAATTTTATCCACATCATATGACCCATCAATATACTGATAGATTGCGTTAAATAATTTACTCTCTGTTATTATGTATTCCACATTATATTCCTCTAAATTCGTTTTCACTTACATAAGTGGCAACAACACTTCTATAAAATGGTTTATATCCACCATACGTGTGTTTATTATCTGACCTAACATATCCATCATCACTTACTACATAATATCTAACTCGGTCTTCAGTTTCATAATACCCAAGATAATCTCCTTGGAATATCTCAACACCCAATTCATCAAGAGTTTTCTGATACAATGAGAATTTCATATTACCCGGTTCTTGTAATTCAACTCGAGAATTACCATAATTTTTAGATGTTGGAGCCATTACCTGAACCAAACCTTGTAATTCAACAGGGGCCATGAATTGGATACCATCTTCCGTAACCTCACCATAAACATCATCTGTTTTGGTTTTATATCTATCGATACGATATAGGATTACCGTGAAGTTCATATCACCCAATAACCACTCCTCACCCATACCGATGTCTAAAGCGTAATCCTCCGCTCCGAAGAATTTACCTAATCTTGTAATTGGAACTAATTTTTGCATATATTGATAAATACTTCAATATCAACTATATTTAATTCAAATATTTTTTGTATAGATGGATGTAAGTCTCGAGTCAAAAGCATTGTCCCTATTGGAAACCTATGAAGGTGGTAATAACTACCTGATTGAGTTAAAACGAAAGTCTCAATTAAATAGAAAATTTTATCCCACAAGGAGTCAATCAGAATACATTATTAACAATCATGATAAACAACCCAAAGTCGCTAAGAAATGGGTTATTCTTGATGCCTACTTTGCACAAAAACTTGCAGATGATAAACTATACACCGAAATACCACAAAAAGTTTGGGTAGAAAAACTATTATCTGATAAAGAAAAGGCATTTCATATTTGGGGTAAAGTATTCGAAAACGAGGAATTATATCACTTTTGGTTACCTAAAGCCGCCATCATTAAAGATAATACCGTTAAGGATGTTGTTATTGATTATTCAAAATATTCTAATCGTCCCCCTCTTGAACACCAAAAAGAAGCTATCCAAAAATTAGTTGAGAATAAAAAGTTTATCCTTGCCGATGATATGGGTCTTGGTAAAACCACTTCAACGATTATTGCCGCATTAGAGACCGGAGCAAAGAAAATTTTAATTATTTGTCCGGCGACTCTTAAAATTAACTGGAAACGAGAGATTGAAAATTATTCTGACCGACCAATTTTTATTTCAGAAGGAAAACAATTTAGTACAGAAGATGACTTTGTTATTGTCAACTACGACATTATAAAGAATTTTCACGACCCAAAAAAGAAAGACGATTCTCTCATTTTAATGTCAAAATTTGATTTGATTATTATTGATGAAGCACATTATATTAAAAACGCTCAAGCTCAACGAACAAAACTTATCAACGATATAACCAAGAGTGTTGATAGATTATGGTTGTTAACCGGTACACCGATGACTTCCCGTCCAATAGATTATTTTAACTTACTTAGTTTAATTGATTCACCTGTTGCCAAGAATTGGATGGCGTATGTTATTCGTTATTGTGCCGGTTTTCAATTTAAAGTTGGTCCAAGAAAAATTTGGAATGTCCAAGGAGCATCAAACCTTGAAGAATTACGAGATAGAACAGTTGGTCTAACATTAAGAAGATTAAAAGAGAATGTTTTAGATTTACCTGATAAAATTATTACACCTGTTTATTTGAGATTAAAATCAAAAATGTATGAGGAAGTAATGGGTGATTATTATAATTGGTATGAAAAAAACCCTGAAGAATCAAAATCACTAACAGTACAATTCACCAAACTAACTAAAATTAGACAAATTATTGCAGATGAGAAAATTTCTCAAACAATTGAAATTGCTGAAAATATTATTGAACAAGATAAAAAAGTAATCATCTTTTGTAATTTTACCGATTCATTAAATAAAATTACTGAACACTTTGGAAAGGCATCGGTTAAACTTGATGGGTCAATGTCCAAAGTTGAGAGACAGTTTAGTGTTGACCAATTTCAAGAGAATGATAAAATAAAAGTATTTGTTGGGAATATTAAAGCAGCCGGTGTCGGAATTACTTTAACTTCCGCAGAGGCAGTAATCTTTAATGACTTATCATTCTTACCATCTGACCACGCACAAGCAGAAGACCGAGCATATAGATATGGTCAAAAAAATAATGTATTAGTTTATTACCCAATTTTTGAAAATACAATCGAGGGAATCATTTACGATATACTCCACAATAAGAAACAAGTTATTGCAACCGTTATGGGTGATAATCAAAATACTGCCGACGCAGCTCAAGAAATTTTAAAGAGAATTAATGAAATGCGTCGTTAAAACAATTTTTGATTATTTATATGTAATGGTTAATCCAAACATATGAAAAAAATAGAACAAAAAATTCAACAGTTAGAAACAACAATCCTTGAAAGTCACGTACTTAAGGAAAAAAATCTGTTGATTACAGAAATGAAGAAAATAGGAATTGAAAAATTACCTTACTCTTATTCAGCCTTGAAACAATTCATCGACCCCGAAACGATGGAATTTCACTACAACAAACATTATAAGGGATACGTGGATAAATTAAATGATGCTCTCTCAAAGAAAAAATACGGGGATTTAGAATTAGAACAAATCATAAAAACAATTAGTCGATTTGATAAAACAATTCGTAATAATGCCGGTGGGGCTTTTAACCACGCATTATTTTGGAATATGTTGTCACCAACACCCACAAAACTTAAAGGAGAACTTTTAAATAAAATTACCAAACAATATGGTAGTTTTCCTAACTTTAAAAAAGAATTTGAAAAAATTGCAAAAGAACGATTTGGTTCGGGTTGGGTATGGTTAGTTTTAACATCAAGAAATACTTTAAAAATTATGTCTACTCCAAATCAAGATAATCCACTAATGAATGTTATCGAAGGTGGTGGATTCCCGTTGTTAGGATTAGATTTATGGGAACACGCTTACTATCTAAAGTATAGGAATAAAAGAGATGAGTACATCTCAAACTTTTGGAAAGTTGTAAATTGGGATTTTGTTTCTAAATTATATGAAATGAAAACTGAAACAAAACTTTTAGAGTCCACAAAAATAAAACTAATATTGAGTGAGGGTAAATCAGAAATGTGTTCATCAGATGAAAACGAATTTTATAGAAAGTTATTTAACACTAACGAAGATGTTAAATGGATTTACATGAAAGGTATCGATAAAATCATGAGAGAAGTTTTTTCTGAGAATTATGTTGAAAATCCTCCTAATAACCAAATGTCAGGTGTTTATGATTTAGAAGGAACAGGGAGGTCAATAATTAATAAATTAAATACAAATTATACAACATTCTGTATTTTATTAAATGATTTAAATCAAGTTATTAATAAATTAACAAAAAACGCACCAATTAATTTTAAAAATAAAAACACAGAAGAACAAAAGAAAGAAGCTTTAAGATTTATTTCCGCAATTAACCATTATAAATTTAAAATATTTAATCGAGAGAGTTCAACATTTCAAAACTTGTTAAAGGTCTTAATTGAAAAAGATGCCGCGGGTTCAAAACGTGAAGAAATAACAGCTTCAATATTGAGAAGATATTTTGGTAAAGGAGTTAAAGTTGAAATTGTCGGTGAACTTGGAAGTAAAAAAGACGCGATTAGTGGAATTGATTTAGAAATAACCAAAGATGGTGTGACCAAAACCGCTCAAGTTAAACCCTTCCGAGAGAAAAAAATGACAGATGATGGTATTTTACTCGAAGGGACTGCAAGTGTAAAGATTTATAAAACCGATTTAATGGTTTTTCAAAAAGGGAAAAATGTTTTAGTTTTTGATAAAAAACCAATAATAGTTAATGGTAATTTCCTTTTTCCATTGGACTCATTATTATATGATATACAATAACGTTTAACAATATATTTATAGTTATGGCAGTTATACCGGAACCAGAAAGAAGTAAAATTTATACAAGAGTCAAACATCAATTAGGTGCTCCACTTAGAAGTGTTGAACTTGAAGATGAAATGATGGACTCATTAATGGAATTATCTATTGGAGACTACGAAGAATACGTTCTTCAGTGGTTAATAGATAGTCAATGGGTTAATTTAGTTAACCTAAACATGAATGAGAAATCAGTTGCAAAAGCATTGATTACTCGAACAATGGATTTTGAACAACAATTTAGTTATTCATATTCAAAAATTGTAGGTCTTCAAACAGAAGGTCCATGGGTTTTGAAGAAAGATTATTTTATCTTAAGTGCAAATACTCAAACATACGAAATCCCTGCAGGTCGTGAGGTTAATGAATTATTATGGTTTAGTGATAGACCATGGAATGCATTTGGATTAGGTGCCACTGCCGGTGGATTTGGTGCTGGTATAGGTCTTGGAGCTAATGAGGCGGGATTCGCACAAATGGGAAATCAAGGTTCTTACTTTATGATGTCAGGTTTTGATTATCTTGTGAGAATGCAAGAGGCAAATGTCTTGAGTAGAATTTTAGGAGGTTCACTTACCTATAGAATTACCGGATTACCTGATGGTAAGAAAAATATTCATTTATACAATACACCGGGAGGAAGATTTAATTGGAATAATATTAACGGTTATGTGGGTAAAGCGGTGTGGTATTGGTATTATGATGTATCACCTGATAATAGAGCGGATTGTTTAAAAAATAATCCCGATGTAATTAAATTACCTTCGGATGTTCCAATGGATAATTTATCTTGGGAAGATTTAAACATACCAGGTCAACAATGGGTTAGAAGATGGTTTACCGCGTATTGTAAAGAAACGTTAGCAAGAGTTAGAGGAAAATATAGTGGTAATCTTAAAACACCTGATAGTGAATTAACTATGGACTATACATCCTTATTAACTGAATCAAAAGATGAAAAAACTAAATTAATTGAAGAATTAACAGGTGCTGAAGGATGGTTAACAAGATTAAGACCAGAAAAAGTGATGGAACGAGAGGCATTAATTGCGGAAAACTTAAACAAACAAATGAAATTTAGAGCAATGCCTCGACAAATATACGTAATATAACATGGCAATAATTAAATCAATACCATCAAGAAAAATAATAAACGGATTAATAATTGATTCTTCAGAAATTTCTGTAGTATCAGAATTGGATTATAAAACCAATGGTGAAAGTTGTATTATTGTTAGAGGAGTATCTCAATCAGTAATCACTTTAAACTCAATAACAACTGACCATGTTGTTATAAAATCAATGACTAAAGTCACAATTAAACCTGATGTCGGAAAAATAGATGAAGATTATGATGAATTAGTTGCCGACCAATATGCATGTATCGAATTTAGATTTGTTGGTGGTAATTGGTATATTCTATCATCCGATGGTTTAAAACAATCATAAAAAACAAAAGTGGTCCTAAGACCACTTTTTTTATGCTATTACCTTTAATTTTTCTTCCCAACCTTCTTCGGCTAAGTCATACATATAATCAGGAGATAACCCTCGTTTTTCCCAATATTTTAATTCTTGTTCTGTAACATCTAGAACATCTTCTTGTAATCTGTCTTGAGACCCTTCATCCAATGGATGTCCATTTATCAACTCACATTGTGATTTTGTAAAGATACCTCTTTTTTCGGGGTCATTAACTAATAAGTTGTTTCTAACTTCATCTTGGAAAACCACCATTAAAGGTTGTAATTTCTTATTGAATGTGGTTACCGCTCTTGCAACGTTATAGTCCCCTTTTAAATCAGGATTATCATCTAAGATATTCTTATCTAACATATAACAATTTAATTGAACTCCATCACCTTTTTTCTGAACATCACCGTGAGATGCTCTAAGTCCATTATTCACATACATAATAACATCCCCCAAGTTAACTTTTAAGTTTTCCTGTAATGCTAATTCCATATGGGCCATTCTTGACATACTATTACCTGCTTTTGTTTTAGTGGATAATCGTTTCTTATAATCATCTAATGATAATTTAACTCTAGCTCTTTGAGCTACCTTACTTAAAGAAATTTCTTTATCATAAATTTTTTGTAAGTATTCATAATAATATTCAACAAACGCCTGTCCTTTCCCTTCTAACAATAACTTAATCCCTTTATCTAAAAACTCCTCAATGTACAGTGGTAATTTTTTAGATTTAATTGAGTTACCGGTAAGTTTTATTTTACCTTTAGAATCCATAACCGCATAATTCTTACGAGCTAAGTTGATAGTTGAGGGCCAAACACCATCAGTATCAAGTGCCATCTCACCTCTCATAAAAACATCATTATACTCCGCAACATCCGCCTCAGGTCCATAATATTCTTTACCCTCTTTAACCTTCCAATTCAATCCACGACCAACATAAACTCTATCATTCGCTTCGTCCGGTGTGGAGAAGTTAACACCATCCGTATCCATTACTAACGGGGTGTATCCTTTTGACATAAAGAACTTAATCATTTGACGAAGATATTGTCTACCGGTACAGGTAATCTGTTCTCCCATATACATATCTCCCCAAGCGTATACCTGTGGTGCCGACAATGCTCCGAACATTGAGTTAATGAAAATCTTAATCGGTAATTGTTTATTACCATATGATTCTGATTTCGCCCTGTCTGTTTCGTAAAACTCCTCAGCCAATTGTTTGTATTTAATACGAGTATTACGGAAATAAGTCAACATACCTTTCATTGCACCTGTTACATCACAATCAGGGAATACATCGTGTACTAACTGAATTGAGGGGTATAGGGAACTAAAATCGAGTTTTAGGACATTCTTACTATAACCAACTTTTAATAGTCTTGAAAGACCTCCTACGAAGTCAGTCTTAGATTCTTTTGCCGGTATCGCAATCCCATGTTTATAAGACCAAGCTAACATTAACATTTTCCATAATGTCGCCGTACCCATAGTTGAAACCCTTTCATATGTTGTTGGAATCATTGCCGCCAACAAGAATGAACCTTGGTTAAACTCTTGGTCCACCTTAAGGGTTTCATCTAAGTCATCGTCAAGATACCTCTCAACTAACTTATCTCCTGTAGTTTTTTCGTAAGTATCAGTTCTTCTCTCACAAATCCCATCAATCTTAGAATCAACACCAACTTTTTTATAATTACCATTAGTTGTGTTTAACCAAAACTCTTCTTTGTTTGCATAAAATGGACCAATATCCAAGTGGTCAATATAAACACGACTCGGAGATTCTGCATTAATATACTTGGTAATATATTTTAAACCAGCTGCTTTAATACTTGAGTTGATAGCTTGAGCTCTACGAACCGCATGAATAATGTCAATTACATTATAACCCCAAATAGAAGTTTGAGTATAAATCTCAACCTCATTTGCCAATTTTAACATACCATCTTTACGAGTATAAGAATGGTTAGGGTTTAATGATTTACAAACTTTCTTTAAATCAATTCCCAATATCTTACTTCTCTCAAATATCCAATGCCAGTCAAAGTTTGCTGAGTTATACCCACCAATAATAGATGGTTTAAGTTCGTTGATTACTTTGAAGAATTCAATGATTGCTCCCTTCTCTTCATTCTCATCAGTACATTCGATTACTCTGTGGTAACCTTTATTGGTTTTAATTCCAATCATGAAGATACGACCGTCCTTAGGTTCAAGTGAGGTCGTCTCCAAGTCATATACCATTCGAGTAACCTCGTTATAGTTTTCAAACCCTTTAAATAATCTCTTTTCTTTGGATACAAGGTATTGTTCCACCGGAGATAGAAGTGTTATCTTATCCTTGGATTTGTCCCCCCACGGGTCACATCCACCATCCCTAAAGAATTGGATAAGTTCTCGGTAACCTTTCATCGATTTAACTAAAAACGTTAAACCTTTTTCGAGACGTTCGTTTCCATGAGTTTCTAATTTTTCAATTATAATCCCATACTTAGTCATCGCCTCTTTCTGAGCGGCTTTCGAATCATTATAAAATTTTAGATTTCTTAAATCACCTACCCAAGCGAACGGGGTAAAAGTGTCTTTACGGATTTCTTTCCCTTTTCCGGGAATCTCCTTAATTTTGTAGATACAGTTGTCTCGGTAATCATACTCGATGGCAACTATAAATTCTTCCGGGTCATTCCCATGTAGGAATGACTCAATTTCTTCACTGTTAATCATTTGTTTTATTTAGGAGTGGTTTATTGGCAATCACTTAGTTGTGAAGTTTACCTTACTCATCGTAAATAAATATAATGAATAAAAATCGATTGTCAAATTATGAAAAAAAAAATCCCCCAAAAGGTGGGGGAAGTTATTAATAAATTATTTTTTTGTGTTTTGGTTTTCTGTTATAATTTTTTTTACTTTTTTGAATTAATGGTCTTGACGCCATCCATATCTCTTGCATTGTAAAGGTAGTTGTTTTCATGATTTGTGTAGGTGTTTATATGATTGTTTCATTTTGACAGGACAAAAGTAATACTTTAATTTGAATTACACAAGAATTTATAAAAAAAAATATATTTATAAGTTATGAATCAATTAATAAAAAATATACTTAGGGAATTTGTTGATAAAATAGTTTCTTTTGAGGTTGTTGGTAATTATTTAACGGAAGAAAATGGTGAAAAGTTTATCCCAACAATTAGTCAAGAAGTTAGACAACTAATCAAATCAAGATTATCTTTTATTAATCCATTTATAGGTGTTTTTGTTGATAAAAAAACTGGTGCGGAAAAAAAGATAGAATTTGAGATTATCCCGACAAAACATTATTTGGATAGGTTATACAGAAAAGACGACCCTAAATACGCAAATAACCAAAAATTAACTAATCCGTTCCCTTTGGAAGGTCTCAATTTTTTATACGATAATAGGGATAGATTGGCCGAAGAAATAATGACAAAAAGAATTAATGATGGTGATATTGTTGCGGTTAAAAGATATTATGATACACTTTATTCTGTTGTTGTTTCTTTAGATAGAAAGAATACAAAAAACATACCTCTATATCAACTACATTTAAAAACACAAATCAAAGGAGATAATTTTTACGGAAAACGAGGACAAAAAGAATTAAAAATTAAAAACCCCTCAAATAATTAAGGGGTTTTTTATTTAGTACACTAACCTTTCGTGTTGTACTTTCGATTTACGCTTGGTAGGATAATCCAAGTAATCCACTTAATCACCATCGTTAGATGTACTCGCTGTATTTAAAATACCCACTCGTTTTCAATTAAGATTTTTTAATTCTTTGACAAAGATACAACTTAATTTGAACTTGCCAAACTTATTTTATTTTTTTTTTAACAACAAGCAGTTTCTGAAATAAAACTTGGTTGAACATTAATATAAAGTTCTTCTCTAATTGGAAGAATTAAATTACCTTCGTCATTCTTAATTAAGAATTGACCCTCATATCTACCCGGAGTGTTAGTATCTCGGGAGGTAAATTTAAAGTAAATGTAGTATTCAGGAGATGCTCCGTCAGGTAAAATTAAATTTACAATTTCGGCGGGAGCGGACACTATTTTAGGAATACCCGTCTCCACGTCAATCATTGTAAAAAATATTGTAGATACCTCTAAATCTTGCATAAGTTGTTGGTATCCGGCTCTACCGTCCTTAACAACTTGCATTTTCAATACAGGTAATGTTGCGTTTTGTTTGATATAAAATTCCATAACAATAAATATATCGTTATGACTCTTTACGTAACTCTCCTTCGTAATGTTCGAATCTATCGTGTTCAGTTGGGGTTAAAAGTAATAAACCCGATGACAATTCACCCTTTTTAGTTAATTGATACATATGACTCATCCATGTTTGTTCGAATGGATGTGCCCATGTTGTGTCCAAAAACATTTTTTTATTTCCCGGTCTACTAACAATTTGAGGCCAATTACAATAATAAACTTCACCGGAACCATACGGTAAACCTTTGTGAGATAAAATTGATGAAAATTTAGTTTTTGGTGCGTTAGGGTCTAACCCAAGATGAGGTAATGACGATTTTTCAGGCCAAAACTCTTCTCTAACTGATTGAGGTACGTTATACCAAGACCATTGGGTACCATTATCACCATAAAACTCAGAATAATTAAGTTTTAAAAAATCAAAATTTTCTTTTTTAATTATCTCTAATGATTTGGTATACAAATTTGGGACATATCTATTAAAACCATTTCGACAAACAGAACCTTCGTTAGGAAAGAAAAACATATCATCTTCAAAAAATAAATAATAATCTAAATCTGTCGTTTCAAAATGTTCGGCAATCCATTGTCTACCTCCACAAATCCCAAGATTTTCTTTTTTTATGTGTTCAAATCCGTGTTCTTCACATAATTTCAAGTACTCCTCTGTTGTTGATAAATCCGTTGAATTATCCAACAAATATTTCTTAGTCTTTAATAAATAATCATTATCATAAACTTCAAATGATTTAATCAACGTTTTAAATTGATTTGGGCTATTAAAAGTCAAAACATAAAGACCAACTTTATTGGTGTCTAAATTGTTTCCAACAATTACCTTTGATTCGTTTTTTGGAACTAAATCATCGTTTTTTAAATCTTCAAAAAATTTACCAACTAACCCATTAGATTCAATTTCAAAGTAGTTAATTAAATCAGAATGTTTGTAAGACATTATACTAAAGATTGATTCTTCAGTACCCATATAACCTTCACTAAGAGTAGATTTTAGTAAACCATAGTAAATTCCATTAATATCTGTAATAGTACTTTTAGGTCCCCCAAAAAATCCACCTCGAGAAACTTTAGTAACCTTATTACCGGCAATTGAATTTAATTTATTATACTCAAAACCATGTATTTCACTCTCAGCTCCATAAGGAAAACTAATAAATGAAAATTTTGAAACATACTTTGATAATTTATCAAAAACTTTATCGTGAGTAAAATAACCCGGATGAACTGTATTAGTTAATCCACCATCTATCCAAAACATATATTCCGAATCAAACTTATCAAATATTTTTGCATCATGTAAAAGAAAAACTTTTGACATAACTAATGGGTTATAATTCTCAAGTTTTGCCTGTGTCGATTGCTCTAACCACCCAACTTGACTATACCAATTAGGGTTATTCCTAATATTTTGAATCAAAGGAAAGAACTCTGAATCGGTAAACCAATTTAATGGTCTTTCAATAAATTGAGTATTTGATTCATCCCTTTTTGTAAAAACAAAATCTTTAAGTTCTTTATCCCCAAAAATAATCATATTTTCTTGAACATCTAAAAGTTGTTCAAATTTATCTAAATAATGTTGGTACGACCTTGACCATCCTTCAGTTAGGTCACTTCTACCAATATCCCATATTCCTGTTACTAACGTTATATTACTCATTTTCAATGTTATTTAATTTTTCAAAAATTCTATAAAAATATATCTCATTATCAAAGTTATATTGTGCCATATCACTATCTTCATGGTGCCATGTAGTGAATATTAATTTATTAAAGTTATTTTTATTTCTTTGATATATTATTGTATATAAGGCTTCTTCCATGTCTAACGCATCATAATCAATCATTTCTTTTAAAACATCGTCATACATTAAACAAAAATCATTAATAAGTTCTTTTTTACCACCAAACATACCTCCGACAATATGACAATTATCAACAATGTCTATGTTATGATAAAATTTTTGGTTAGCTCTTCGTTCTAATAAGTGTTTTGATTGGTCCCCATATAACACCGTAACCTTATCTTCAACCTTATTCAAGTTCTCAACCATTGTAGGGTTGAATAATGTACATGAGAAAAAGTCGTGGAAATTATCACCACTTCGATATTTTCTTGGAAATAAACCTCCATGTGATAAACCACAATCAATCCAATAATAAAAATCATAATCCTCTGTAAGATGATTTTTAATCCATGAAGTTTTACTATGCATTATTTCATGACATCTATCACTTTTATTTCCATTCAACATTTTTTGAAAATATTCGTGGTTTGGATGTGAAAATAAATCATAAATAATAAACCTAACGTTTGATTTATATTCGGTAAAATCAATATGTTTTTCAAGATATTCTTTATCTTCTTGAGATGTGTAAATTACAAAATCTGATTCTAAATTCAGTAGTGTTCTTAATGAATTTACATAATGATGAATTCTACCAACACGGCCACCTAAAATTGTGTTGTCTAACCCGTTATAAAAACAAGTTATAAATAATGTTTTGTTTTCCATTTTAATGTTTTAAAAAAATATATAATTTTGAGGTTTTCCGAAATTATTTTCGTCCCACCATCCACCAACAAAATATTCATTGGTTTTTTCAATTGGAAAGGTTTTCAAATATGTTGAACAGTGAATCAAATAACTGTCATTAAATAAAGGTACTAATTTTTCTCTTAAAAATTTTTGGTCTGAATCATAGTAATGACCTTCCCAATCTTTACTTAATTCATTCATTTTAACTCTATCATTTTTTTTAATCCCCCACATTCCACCCATAATATTATTATGGCTAGGATTATCTCTAATTGAATGTAATAAGAATTCAGACTCCATAAAAATATCCACACAATGTTTTTCTCGATACGATAGTCTGGCGTCAGCATCTCTTGAAATCATAACTTCAACATCCTCATCGTCAATTGCTAAAAATCTCCACATCATCGGGAAGATATTTTCTTCACCTTCATCCATTAAGTATAATTCAACATTACTATAAGTTTTTAATTGTTCTATAATCTCCGATGAAACTGATTTACCATAATAAATCCTACATATCCAATCCGGAAAAATAACTTGGGCAATCTCAACATTACTTATCATTCCATAAGAATATTTTTGTTGCCCACCATACAAAGAAAATGATATTATTTTTTTCATTATGATAAATCCATAAAAGGCCCGTAATTTTGTACAAACGAATTGTTTTTATACGGGTTTACAACCCCAAATTTATTGTTTAGCACACCATAAACAATAAAATTACTAATCCAACTATAATTTGTAAATATGTTAATTTTTTCTGACATTGAAATTAAACAAAATTCAACTAAACAAAAGTTCCAATATTCTTCATCATTATAATCTCTTCTTGTCGTTTTTAAAATATCATCGTCATATAAAAAAACATTATTAAAATGTTCTTTTATATATTGTTTAACTCTCATACTATTTGAACAAACAAAAACCATTTCATTACTATCACAAATATCTTTTATTTTGTTCATTGTATTTTCATTTATTGAAAATGTCGATTTTAATGTTTTGTGTCTTACTTGAAACTCTTCATCTTGTATGTCAGGATGTAATATTCTAGAATTATATGCGTCTCCAATGTCATCCCACTCTCTAAAATGAATAACACTAAAATTATTTAAATCGTTATCTGTTCTAAATTTTTCTGTGTTTTTAATAATCTCTTTAGATAATTTTGGAAAATTACTTAAGTCTTGATAATTTAATAAACCAAAATGAGATAAATTAAAAAAATATTGATTATATTCATCATTGAATTCTTTAGGGACAAACATTTCCCAACAATGTACCCCTGCATTCCATTTCTCATGTGGGTATTTTATTTTATAATTTTCAAAATCATTTAAAGTTTTTCCATTTTCAACTAAAAATATTTGGTCAAAATATTCATAATATTTGGATTCAAATAAATTTAAAAAATCTATTTTCCTTTTGGAATTAAAGTACAAATGAACATCATGACCTAATTCTTTAAGTTGTTTAGATGAAAAATATATTTCACAAAAATAAGCATAAAAATCTCCAATACCCGAACTAAAATTTATTTGTATATTAATAGTCATTTTATAAATCTAATAATTTTAATGTGTATTCAATACTACTTTCAGGTGATAAGTATTTTTCATAATACTCTCTAGCGTTTGTTGAAATAAAATTCAAAAATTCTTTATCGTCTTTTACTTCTAAAAATTTTTTTGTTATCATATCCGCATGATGTTGTAACCCATTTCTATCTAAGTTCATCCAATCTTTTAAGTCATCCGGTCTTTTAACTGAAATATAATGATAATTCGGAATCAATGGTTCGTGAAATTCACTTGTAAATTCAAATCTAATGAATGGAATACCCATTGCCATACATTCTATATCTCTATAACAAATTTCAGCTCTACCTGCAACAGAAAATGCAACTTCAAAATTCAACATTTCGTTAGCGTAATTTTCAAACCCACCAATTGGTCCTCCACCATAAAAAACATCAGGACTAAAATAATTAAGAATAGGTCTTGTTGATGTATCTCCTCTGAAATAAAATTTATCATTGGAGATGTCCATGGTTTTTCTTAAGTTATAATAATAATCTAAATCATACTCATTTGACGGAAAATATATCCATGGAAAGTATTTGTATTGATTTTGGGGTGAAACATGATGATATACTTTTTCTCTAATAAATTGAGAAATAAAAACTTTTTTTACATTATCATACGATTGTAAGTTTAAAGTTGCTGAGGTTAAATCATCAGCAACTCCAAACACATATGTTTCACCTGTGTCATAATCTTCAATAATCATTTCACATTCGTAGGTCAATACATCAACATCATTTTCATTATGTTGCCACCCCAGTCTAACTAATTTTTGTCCGAGATGAGCATCTCTATAATATCTATCGGTCACGACATCATGTTTTTCCGACAATTTTTTAATAAAATTATCAAAGAATATATTGTAATACCTATATTTTTTACTTTGATGGTTTGTTGGTTGATGAACTATTAATTTTCTACTCATTAATTTTATTAACTAACTATATTATGGTGTAATCTGCCTGTTATTCTATCACACCATCCTTTAGATGTTGAAAACGGCCATACAACCCAATGTGATGGTAATTCGTCTGTTTGGAATTCTCTCCACACTTTACAATATTTGTCAGGGTCTCTCATAAAACCAGCAATTTCGTTTTTATCAGCATCTTTTCTAAATAAAGTCTCATCTTTATCATTATGGAATGCAACAACCCAAAACTCATAATCTTTTTCAGGTACTTGGTCATAACCAATATCAATACAATGTTTGAACATCATACAAAAACTATCTTTCCATTCTTGCTCTGTTTCAAAATTATATGGATTTGGTGGGTAGTTTTTATCTAAAGTGTATTTATCAATCGCTCTCTTTTCAAATAACAACCCTGAATACTTTTCGTAGTCTGTTAAGGTTCTAATTGGACCAAATCCAAATGGACCATCATGTCCTTCTTGTTTTTCACCATCCATACCAAATAGTTTTCTATTTGTAAAATGAGAATGTTTGTTTTTCTCCCCCCACGTTTTGTCGTCATCCCATTGTTTGGTTCTACCTTTACGAGTATATTCATGATATACCACAGGAATTTGTGGATGGAACAAATCGTAACCCCAAGTATAAGCTCTTGCCGCGATTGAAATTTCTTCACCATGAAAATAATATTCAGGGTTGTGTTGGACTTCTAACGAGAAGGCACCCAATGTAAAACAAAAGTGTGCTGAATAGAATCTTGCCGTCACAGGTTTTTTCATTTCTCTCCATCCCGGGATTGTTTCAGGTAAAAAGAATACAGCACCTTCAGGGATGAATCTATCGAATACCATTCTCCATGCTTCATTCACTCTACCTGCTGGGTCATTTTCAGGGTCAAAAGATGGTACGTAACCTGTTAACAAAGGTTTCTCATATCCGTCTTTTTGAAGACCTTTAATCATCTTGATTAAAATATCGTCCCAATCTTTAACAAATCTCATATGAGAATCTATTTGAAGGGTATATGTCTCACCACCATAAAGTTGTTGAGTTAGATTTCTTGCCCAACAAACACCTTTGGATTCTTCGTATGGAATATCCAAGATTTTAAATCTTTTATCTTTTCTATAGTCTTCTAATTTATCGAATCCATCGTCTTCACTAAATTGTCTTGCAATTCCAAAATGAATATTTTTAGGTTTCTTGGCGTTCTCCAACATATTTTTAATTGTTGGTTCTAATTGTGGGTCTCGGTAAGAGGCGATTTGAACAAATATTTTCATAGTATTACTTTTTGTTTTAAAAATAAAAAACCCTCGAGATAAGTCGAGGGTTTAATGAAATATATTTTATTTTTTTTTATATACATCCCACTGGGTTTACAAATGTAATTACACCTGGACCAGATGTACCATCTATTTCAATACTTTTAGTTCCATCAGAATACCATCCATCAGGAGCTTCGTTAGTTGGAGGTATACCTGCAGTTAAGTATAACGTTTCTCCCACGTTAGGACCAGGTCCTCCCGCAACAGTTCCGTAAATTGTTTGTGGTGTTGCAATACACGCCGCATTTTCCGTTCCTCCTGTTCCTAAACTATATGTATAATAAGCGAAGGTTGATGTAGGAGTTGGTGTTTGAGTAGATGTTTGTGTAGGGGTTTGTGTATTTGTTGGTGTAGGAGTTTGCGTAGATGTTTGTGTCGGTGTTGGAGTTAATGTTTGACATACGCTAAATCCTCCTGTTTGTGTACCATTATTTAATTGAACAACAATTTGAGAGTTATTAAAATAACCGTTTAAGTTTTCAGTGCTTGGTCCAATAATTGTATTATAGAATATAATATTTTCATCAAATAAAGAATCTTCACCATAAATTGTTATTGATGGGAAATATTGTCCACACGCCTCGTCAGATGTTGTTCCTGAATATACTGTAAATGCAAATCTATTACCTGTTGGTGTTGGTGTTTGAGTTGGTGTTCCTGTTGGTGTTTGTGTTTGAGTTGGTGTTTGAGTTGGTGTAGGAGTTGCCGTTAATGTGGTTGTTGTAGTTGGTGTTTGAGTTTGTGTTTGAGTTGGTGTAGGAGTTTGTGTAGGAGTTGCCGTTAATGTGGTTGTTGTAGTTGGTGTTTGAGTAGATGTTTGTGTAGGAGTTTGAGTCTGAGTTTGAGTCGGTGTTGGTGTTAATGTTTGACAAGCAACATAACCACCTGTTTCTACTCCATTATTTAATTGAACAACAATTTGAGAATTGTTGAAATATCCTGTTAAGTTTCCAACACTTGGTCCAACAATTGTGTCATAAAGTATTGTGTTATCATCAAAAGTTTGTTCTTCACCATAAATTGTTATTGATGGGAAATATTGTCCACACGCCTCGTCAGAGGTTGTCCCTGAATAAACACTAAACATAAATCTATTTGCAGTTGGAGTTGGTGTTTGAGTTGGGGTTCCTGTTGGAGTATTAGTTGGAGTATTAGTTGGTGTTTCCGTATTTGTCGGAGTATTTGTTGGAGTTTCTGCCGGTGTTCCTGTATTTGTTGGTGTATTTGTTGGAGTACTAGTTGGAGTTGCCGTTGGTAATCCAATACAACCATTAGGGTCTGATTGTGTAATTTCACCTAAACCTCCTGATACAATAAACCAAGCGGTTCCATTAGAATAATATCCATCAGAAACAGGATTAGTTAATGGGTTGCCAGGTGTTTGATATAAGAATTCACCAACATTAGGACCCGGTCCATCAACTACTTGACCATAAACCGTTTGAGGTGATGCAGCAAAGTTATTACAAGCATCACTTGCATTATTTCCAAAACCTAAACTATAAATAAAATATAAAAAAGTTGTGGTTGGAGTTTGAGTCTGAGTTGGTGTTGGAGTATTAGTTGGAGTTTCTGTATTTGTTGGTGTTGGTGTTTGTGTTGGTGTACCTGTTTGTGTCGGAGTTTGAGTTTGAGTTTGGGTAGGAGTATTTGTAGGAGTTTCCGTATTAGTTGGAGTTTGAGTTTGTGTTTGAGTTTGGGTTGGTGTAGGCGTATTTGTGGCCGTATTACTTGGCGTTGGAGTATTTGTTGAAGTTGGTGTATTAGTTGGAGTTGGCGTATTACTAGCAGTAACCGGAGGAAATGCTCCTTGGTTTACCAATACAACATAAGGTCTAAATGAAGGTGCAATTGAATAAGTATTATTAAGTAACCAAATATTCTTAGTTTGATTTGGATTTAATTCAACTTGGTATTGCCATAGAGAATCATCACATCTTCTATAGTTAAAGTTCACTAAAGTGGAACCTGTATTTGTTAAAGTATATTTACTACATGCCATCTTATTTTTGTTTTATATATAAATACTATAATAGTATTGATTTTATGTTTTTATCTTAAATTATTTTTTTATTTCAAAGGATATTAAAGATTATGATGGGTCCGCCATTGTAATTATTAGTACATCACTCGATAATAATGGTACTCCACCTAAAGTTACATCTACATTTTGACTACCACCATAAAGTGAATTCAATATTACAGTACCATTAAGAGTAATAGTTAAAACACAGTCAGATGGAAGAGTTGTTGATATATTTATCCCCGGAGAATTACTAGTACCGTTTTGATAACCCAAAAATGTATTACCTCCTGTTACTGGAAATGAACCTTGTTCATATTGAAATGTTAAGTTACCCGGATAACTTGCACTATCGAAAAAACTATTTATAGTACTTCCTGAAACAGAAGAATTTGTAATTGTAACATTAATAATTGGTGAAGGTGTTGGTGTTTGAGTTGGTGTTTGAGTCGGAGTCCCTGTATTAGTTGTTGTTGTTGTTGGTGTAGGGGTTGGTGTAGGAGGTGCAACAATTTCAAGAGTAAATTTATAAAAAGTTGAACCACTACCCCAAGTCCAATCATAACTTCCCGGAGTTAATCCTAAACTTGAAATGGTTTTTCCATTGTAAATTGTTGAGCCAGTCATAAAACTACCTGAAGTATATGTAGAAGGAAGTAGTATAAAACTATTACCCCCCACTCCAAAAGGACTTCCTGTCGAAGTATCCCCAAATATTTGTGGACCAGAACCAAAACTAACTGGACTTGTAAATGTAATACCTGAAATTGGGTCGTATCTATTCAATTCTGATACATTAGAATCAGAACCAATTAAAATTTGACGACTACCAGGATACACATAACTATCGATGGCTTGAAGGTTTACGAATTGAAATAAATCTGTATAATCAATAACCCCTGAACCTGACATCACAACATTAGGTCCATCTTCAAACACTCTAACATAATAATTAGGTGCAGGAATTGTTGGTGTCGGAGTTGGTGTTCCCGTGTTAGTCGGAGTATTAGTTGGTGTTGTTGTTGGTGTTGGTGTGTTTGTAGGAGTGTTTGTTGGTGTCTCAGTATTAGTTGGAGTTGGAGTTTGAGTAATTAAACCAGCACATCCTAATGGGTTTGATGAAGTAATTTGTCCAAAACCACCTGTAACTTGATACCATGCAGTTCCGTTAGAATAATATCCATCTGGTACGGCATCTGTAAGAGGTCTTCCTTCGGTTTCGTATAAATATTCACCCACGTTTGGACCTACACCACCTTCAATTGTTCCGTAAATTGTTTGTGGTACAGCAATACACGCATCATTAGAAGTTGCACCTGTCCCTAAACTATACGTATACCATGCAAATGTTGATGTAGGTGTAGAAGTTTGAGTAGGTGTTTGTGTATTTGTTGGTGTATTTGTTGGTGTATTTGTTGGAGTATTTGTTGGTGTACTTGTTTGAGTTTGAGTTTGAGTTTGAGTTGGTGTTTGAGTTGGTGTTGGAGTTTCTGTGTTTGTAGGGGTTACGGTATTAGTGGGAGTTTGTGTATTAGTTGGAGTATTAGTAGGAGTTTCGGTATTAGTTGGTGTGTTTGTTGGCGTTTCCGCAGGTGTTCCTGTATTAGTTGGTGTATTAGTTGGAGTTTCCGTATTAGTTGGTGTATTAGTTGGAGTTTCCGTATTTGTCGGTGTGTTAGTTGGAGTCTCTGTATTAGTTGGTGTGTTAGTCGGAGTTTCCGTATTTGTCGGTGTGTTAGTTGGAGTTTCTGTTGGAGTTTGTGTTGGAGTTTCTGTATTAGTTGGTGTTGGTGTTGGAGTCACAGGACAAGCAGAAATCGAAACAATAGTCGCACCTGTTGTACATCCAATCCCACAATCAGTACTTAATTGATATTCTATTCCATCAATTGCATACCATCCTTCAGGGTTTCCTGTATTTGGACCGCTTGGGTCAGAGAAAAATGCAGTACTTGCACTAAACACCGGGTTGTTACCCCATATTGTTGCAACTTGAGCACAATTACATGAAACACCACTATTATTTTCACTATGACAAATATTGTCAAATTCATATCTAATAGGTTCTGTCGGGGATGGTGTTATTGTTGGTGTATTAGTTGGTGTTGTTGTTGGCGTTGAACTTACAATAGGTGTTGATGTATTAGTAGGTGTATTAGTTGGCGTCTGTGTATTAGTTGATGTATTAGTTGGTGTTGGAGTAGGTGTTGTCACAACACTTAAACAAGTCGAACAATTATCATAATCTATTGATAATGATGATACATAATCAGAACCAGTTCCCGGGGCCTCAGTATTAACAATTTCATAACACCCATCTGATGTTTCTCCTGAGAATGTTAAATAATAATTCCCTCCAATCACAGGAAGAGATACACTATTAAAATCAACATTTAAAGCAGTACCACCCAAACAAGGGGCAATAAGGTATGTTACCAAAATTTGAATTTGAGTTTGTGTTGGAGTTTGTGTTGGTGTACTAGTTTGAGTATTAGTCGGAGTTGAAGTAGTAGTATTAGTTGGAGTATTAGTTGGTGTTTGAGTTGAAGTGGTAGTATTAGTTGGCGTATTAGTTGGAGTTGATGTATTAGTAGGGGTATTAGTTGGAGTATTAGTTGGTGTTGAAGTACTAGTCATTGTTGGCGTAGGTGTCGGAGCTAAAACATCTAAACTATAAGTGTATCCGTATGTTGGCACATAACAATTATATGTTCCATACACATAGTCTGAAATATAATTAAATGGGAACACCTGAGTCCCAAGACTAATTGTTCCACCTGATTGAGGTAGAAACGTTACATTTGTGGTTAAACCACTTAAATTATCACTTAAAATTCTTATTCCTAATGCCATATCAATAAATACTCTATTTTTCTTATTTTATTTTTTTTTTAACAAACACCTTGATTTATAATTAATGTTCCCGATATCTGTATAAATCTTCCACCATCCGATATTGTAAAATTAGCATTAACCGGTGGTATAGTTAACTCTCTATTACCGTAAACATGGTCACCAACAATAAGTTGGGTAAAAGGTTTTATTGAATATACCGTGACATTAGTAGGATTTGCAAATGAATTTACCGATTCACACACATTTTGATACCAACCACCAGTTCTTAAATTTTGAATATAAATTGGTTGAGGTGTATTTGATGGTGTTGCGGTATTGGTTGGTGTTGGAGTCTGAGTAACCGGAGTTGGAGTTAAACTCACAGTAGGGGTTACTGATGGTGTAATTGATGGTGTTGGTGTATTTGAAGGACACAGTCCAATATTATTTATTGTTAATGGTGCACCATAATCTTCTTGAGTTAAGTCATCCGCGCAAACAAAATCAGTTTGTAATGGATTTACTTGTGAAACACTAATAATTCCTGTACAACCTGTCCATTTATAATATCCTTCTTGAATATTATTATAATTGGTTATTTGATATTGATAACAACTCATCTCTATATTTTATTTTTTTTTATTTTATAAATATGTTTTTATAGTCCGTATTTTGATTTTAACTTATTTTAATATATCCGTAATTTACTACCTGAGATGTACCACTGTTATTGGTTATACCAAATGTAAAGGTATTTGTATTTGAACCCGCCGGTGCTGAAGTACTAATACTTCCCGCAGTTCCAACTATCTGACTTGGTATTGATGTTAACTCCAAAGCATTTCCCGCAAGATAATACCAACCATATTGTACACCTATTGCAGGTACGTTTGTGTTTGATAATGTTACTGTTGCATTCCAATTAACAATACCGTTTGGAATATTTCCATTCACCCACATAACATATGATTGACCTGCAGTAACTGTAAAACTAACAGTATTTGTGCCTGCGGATAAAGTCCAACTTCCTGAGACAGGTGAGACCACATTTGTAGAATATCCACTAAATAATGTTTCTTTAGAAACTTTAAATGATTCTGTATTACCACTATTGTTTATAACAATAAATGTTCCGTTGGTATTTCCCGTAAATGTTGGTAATGCACTTATTTTTGTATTTGCCATTTTATTTTATATTAATGTTTTTATAATCCATATTTTAATTTATCTGCGTTGAAGTTTTGTAAAACTTGTGCAGAGGTAAGTGATGCGTTGTATAAACGAGTTATACCAATTTTTCCATCAAACCATTGAGCAAACTCACCTCCATTGTAACTACCTATGTAAAGTGGGTTAGTTGAGTTTAATATACTCGACAAATTATGACCAACACTTCCTATACTTACACCATTTACAAATGTCTCAAGTGTCTTAGATGCAACATTGGTAAACACATAAACTATCTGATACCAAGTACCAATCGTTCCAACGTAGTTTGTACTATTAACAAACAATGATGAACCACTACCACTACCGGAACCTATTTGAGCATAATAAGTTGTATTTGTTGTTCTAATACTATAACTCACATCAAGAGATAATCCACCATTATCAAATTTTCCAAGTACAACATCATTACCCAAAACCGATTGGTTAACCCATACTTCCATAGTCCAATTCCCACTTCCTGGTTCTAATAATACATTATCTACAACACTAACTTGTGATGAGGTTCCATTGTATGTGAAGTATGGTGATGTATATGTGATATTGGACATTGTTCCATTTAATCCATTACCTGATAAATCATTAATTGTTGTACCAGTACCGGGGTAACTTGATGGATTACTTGGGTCATAATATAACCTAAGGTTACTTGTTACAGGTGCATTAGGTGTTGTGGATGGTGTTTGAGTTTGAGTAACTGTTGGTGTGTTAGTATTTGTTGGCGTTGTCGTATTTGTTGGTGTAGGTGATAGAATAATATCAATTTGAATATTATCATCATTTTCCGCAGTTGCAACTGAATTATCTTCAAATAATAAGAAATCTAAATCAGGTAAAGTTGGAGTTGGTGTTGTTGTATTTGTTGGTGTAGTTGTATTTGTCGGAGTTGGAGTATTGGTAGGGGTTTTACTTGGAGTGTTAGTAGGTGTTTCCGTATTTGTTGGTGTTACCGTTGGAGTGCTAGTTGTTGTAGGGGTTGGAGTTGGTTCCAAAAATCTTGTGTAAGTGTTATTATAACTTTGAAGAATGTCTGATGATGATAATGCCGTATTATAAATTTTTACAATTGCCAAATCCCCATCAGTAAGATTACTTGATATTAAAGTTTCATCCCATCTTCTCATCAGTCTTATTTCACCACCTGATTGTGAAGCCACTGATGTAGTTAATGTCCCACCAGAAGCAACTCCATTAACATATTGTCTTATTGTCGTACCATCATAAGTACCAACAACTTGGTACCAATTACCTACAACAGGAACTACTCCTGTAGTTGTTCTCCATAAACCACCACTAAGGTTATAAAACCCTACTGATAGATTAGAATTAGTTGGCATATTATTCGTACCAATACTAAAATTCAAAACTGAGTTGTTAAATTGGTTTGAAACTATTGACGAAACTTTTCCTACTAATGATGTGGTTAATCTAAACCAAACCTCAACAGTCCAATTAGATAAAGTTCCAATGTTAGGTATTGTACCATACTCCAAAGACACATCATCAAATTGTAATATTCCATCATAAGAAGATGAGTATGTTGGTGAATTAAATAATGTAGCATTATTTGCAGTTCCCGCTAAATCAAACCATGTACTACCTGAACCAGGATAAGATGATAAATTTCCTGAATCAAGATTAATTAATAACCCCGCAGGTTGAGTTGATGATGGTGTTGGTGAAATTGTATTAGTCGGAGTCGGTGTATTAGTTGGTGTTTCTGTATTTGTTGGAGTCGGAGTATTAGTTGGTGTTTCTGTTGGAGTTGAGGTAGGTGTATTACTTGGAGTTGTGGTAGGAGTTAATCCTATAGTAACTGTAGGTGTTTGTGTTGTCGTAGGTGTTGGCGTTGGTGTTGGAGTTGAGGTAGGTGTATTACTTGGAGTTGTGGTAGGAGTTAATCCTATAGTAACTGTAGGTGTTTGTGTTGTCGTAGGTGTTGATGTATTTGTTGGTGTCTGAGTTGGTGATGATGTATTGGTTGGTGTTGTCGTAGGTGTTTGTGTAGGAGTTCCTGTATTTGTAGTTGTAGGAGTATTTGTTGGTGTTTCCGTATTTGTTGGCGTTTGTGTAGGAGTTTCTGTATTTGTAGGCGTAGGAGTATTTGTTGGTGTTTCCGTATTTGTTGGTGTTTGAGTTGGTGTTTGAGTTGGAGTTTGCGTATTTGTAGGTGTAGGTGTAGGCGTCCCAGTATTTGTTGGTGTTGGATTTATTAATTCATAATATAAATCATTACTTGGTATAGAAAGATAATACAAATCATTATCCGGAATAAAATTATAATATAAATCATTACTCGGAATAAAAATGTAATATAAATCATTACTCGGAATAAAAATTCTACAATTTAAACAATTAGGGTCTAATAAATTGTATTTTAACTTTAATAAATTAAAGTTATGTTTTATTTGAGATGCATTTAATGGTTCGGTGTACATTCTAAACGCACTTATATCACCAATCATACTACCCCCAAAATATTCTTCTAGCTTAATGTGAGTTGTTAGACCTGAGTAAATTGTATTATCTAAATCATGTGTTGTTAAACATTCAGGGTCTTGTTGATAAACAATGTCATTAATTGTAGGAGGACATCCACCTGAAAAAGTTAAATTATCATGAAGACCTTGAGTTCCTCCACCCAACGATATGTTATATCCAACCCCAATTTGTTTTTCTTTTGGAGTATCTAATAGTCGTGGAATAATTTCTTCAAAGTTTTCTGCAACCATGAACAATTTACCATTCACATAGAATTTCATTGTCCCTAATCTATATTTTTCTTCGGCCGTCCAATTATCATTGAATGTTACAATTTCAGTTGTTGCAGGGTCATATTTTTCCTCGTGAGTAATTGGTGGTTCGATTAAACTAATACTATTGTTTGCAGTTGTCGCAGTATAAATTTCTTTAACAATTAACCCAAGACCTCCTTTATTATTTAAATCACAAGCATCAAACCATTCGTTTCGTTGAAATACTGCGTCAATTTGAACCCAATGTTCAACATTTGAATAAGTTGTACCACTACAGTCATCAAAGATTCCTCTTGTAGAACACCATTCAGTAACTGAAGTTCCTGTTGTATAGGTTATACCTGTTAAACAAGTACCTGTTGTTTCACAACCTCCTGTTATTCGATATGTTTTCACACATAACCTTGGACTTCCTGTATCACCACTTAATCTTAAAGATAATGCATTTGAAACCCCATCATACAATGGGTCTGTTTCAGGGTATTGTGCCGTTACCCCACAAGAACATGGGCATCCACAACTACAATTATATGAAGTACCACCTGATTGTTGGTAAACTTTCAAACAATCATGAGGATTACTACCTAATAAACTACAAGCACAAGTATCCATACAGGTTAAACCTGAAGTAACTCTTGTATAACCCGAATCTTGTTTTGGTGAACCATCAGGGTAGTGATAGAATTTGTTTTCCGCTCTCGCTCCCATATAAAAGAACGTTCCTTTATTATTTGGGTATCGAGAATTTAAACCAACAGATGTATCACCTGTCCATCGATATCTTAACATAAATTCCGCACTCCATCCTAAATTAGGTCTTTCAGGAAAAATTTGGTAATCATAACCGGCAACCTTATAAAATCCTTGGAAAAATCCACCATCTAATCTTGCAACATATCCGATATCACCTCCGGCATTGGTATAAGATAAATCATACGAATATGAATCATCATTCCATAATCTATTCTGTGATGTTGTGAACCCAGTAATTGGGTGCATTTTCATCCTTCTATCGTATTTGTATCTACTAAATTTGTCTGATTGAGATGTGTAAAGTCCTGTATTGATTTGAATAGTCTCTCCTGACATATGTTTTACCAATCCATTGTCAATCCCTGTTAAACCAACATCACATAAGTCAGTTATTATAGGACAAAAATTTGGGTCAGTGTCTGTAGGGTTCCAATAATTTTCAGATACGATAGTATCATAGTCAAATGTACATGCACTTGTTGTACACAAAGTTGTTCCTGAACTATCAAAATTAAACTTAAATGGCATTCTATTACCATCTAACTCTCCTATTAGTAAAGGTGAAAACACAACCTCTTGGTCGTAATCTTTTTCGTCTGAAGCAAGACAAATGTCCGTGATTTCATTCGCCGGTTTTAGACCCCATCGTCTAAAATTATACTGATTAATGTTTTGATATGCCATATACAATTGATAAATACCTTGTTTCATAGTATTTATAATTAAAAAGAATAGATGATTAGCGTAGACACAGAATTTTATTCATCACCTTATTATTTTCTTATCAGAGATAAAGGGGATAAATATTCCTTATATTTCTCCGTAGAGGAAACTTTAACTGAAGCCCGTAAAAAAGACGAGGTCATTCACTTTGATAAAAAGAAAGGAAAGAAAGTTAAAAATTATTTGGAAAAAACCGTAAAAGACAAAAAAAAGAAATCAACCAAAACACTTAAAACTGATTTGGAAGAATTAGTAAACGCAGACGGTGCTATGTCAAACTCAGCAATTCCAATCCTTGACCCAAAAGTTGGGGCGGAAAAAACAATGGACCAAACAATATCTATGGCTCGTATAACCAACGACCCTATTGCTCGTGGTTATAGAACATATTATGGTGAAAGTGAAATGAAAGAAACTAATTTGTCAAAAACTTTTGGAAATAAAGAAACTAAAGACATGGATGGACCTGAAACTTATAAATATTATATTGAAGAATTAGGTATGGATGAAGATGAGGCAAAAGAAAGAACAAAGGAACAAGGAAAAGATTGGACAGGAAAAAAAGATAAGAAGTCAGAATACTATGATGACCCTAATTTTATTTCAAGAGAAACATTATCTGAAATACAAAAACAAAAAGCAATTAAAGTTGTTGAAGATTTATTAGTTAAGAAAAAATCATCAAACAATGCCGATGTAAATAAAAAAGAATTAGAGACCTCAAGAATGTTAAAAAGAAATTTATCGGTTTTGAAGAAACAAGCAGAAAAAGAAGGTATTTCAGTTTCTGAATTAATTAAAATGTTAAAGAGTGAATAAAGACCTATACAATTCATCCAAAGGTGAAATAGAATTTCCTAAAGAGAAAAAGGAACATATGAAAAAATGTTTTCATATGGTTAAAGGTGCCGATGAGAATACGGAAGGTTTTAACAGAAATAAGGAATTACAAAATCAAAATTTTATAGAATACAAACAATTAAAGAGGATTAAAAACTTCTTTGATAATTTT